GCCATCGGCAAAACCTTTGGCGTCTCCTTCGGCGTGTATTCGCCGGTTGAAGTGTCTGCCATTTAATACTCCCTTCGGTTGCGTGCTGCCTGCCAGTTAAGTTCCTGTGTCCTGTTGCGCTTTGCTCTCTGCCTATCGGCCCGCTTCTTTGCCATGGTCATCTTCTGGCCGAACGTTGTCCGCATAGGAATAACCTTAGGGACCGCTACCTCTTTTGGCGTTGTCGATGGATCTGACATTATTTCTTCACGCCTTTGTTGCCGAATTTCTCCACGGTCTTGTAGCCGTCGTCTCCGCCCTTCTGCGAGTCGAGAACGTCCTTCTGATCGCGGACTGACTTCCAACTGGCTTTCTTACCTTTCTTAGCTTTCATCGGATCTCCTTTTAAATGTTCTCAGGTTTGTTTAATTCCGGTAATGCACCACCAACCGGCCCACCTGGTTCGCCTGGGTTTGGTGCTGTATTTGTTGGACCTGTGCCACCCTGCGGCCCGCCACCTGGTATCGCTTCACCACCTGGTGCAGGCGCTCCGCCTGGTCCCATACCTGGCGCCCCTGGAGTAGCTACCTGGCCCTGTGCCATATCCATTGCATCGATCATCTCGTCCGGTATAATGTCATCCGGCATCTTCAAGGTCTTGATGACCTCTTTAAGGATCTTTGCGCGGCCAGCCATGCCAATGATCTGCATGTCAAACGGGTTCATCGTCATTGCGAGGAACTCTGCACGCCTGATCTGCAACTGCTCTGCAATGACCAGGTACTCAGAAGCTCGTGCAACAACATCGATATCGCCCTTGTTGTTCTTATTGAACTCTTCATCAAACTGCATCTTATTGAGCCATAGCTCATAGATGGTGGGCTTTATTAGGTTCTTGTCTATGTTGCCTATGGCGTCCTTCATGATTTTCGAAGAGGCGCTCATGAGCATAGATAGTCCGTGGGCCGTCTTACCGGCGCCACCGACATTTGGTGAACCATGCTCGTAAGCAGGAACTCCAAGCTGCTCTCCAGCCTGTTTAAAGAATTGATCATAAACTGCCATCAACTCTGCGGTCATAGAAGTGGGCTGATAGAAGTACACGGCCTGCTTGCCCTGCCCGAGTTCATCGGACTTGGTTTTCCAGACCTTCCAGGGATATATGTCCTCAATGTCTTCCTTGGGATCTACCCTATCTTCATGTACCTCAACTTGTGGCCCACTGGCGATAGCCATATTATTCACGACTGCGCGGGCTGCTGCATTGCATACTCTCTGACAATCCTCGAGAAGCTCCGGCGGTGATATACCCCATATTGAATCAGGGTTGGCTTCGAACGAGGCGCCATAATAGTGACGCTTTCCAAGAGGATGAAGGTTGAGGCGGGCCATGATAACAAACTGTCCGACCAGCCAGGCTATCACTTCATAGTCGAATGCGTCCTGGATATTGGCACCCTTCATCCCCCATTCCTTAAGCACCTTGCCCTGCACCGGACCATTGAAGCATACTATCTCGATAACGTCTCCGGTGTCTTCAAGCTCATTGGGACGGTCATCGAGGTTGGCCCTCTCCTGGTCTGTCCACAACCAATTCTTTAGGGCTCCGGTCCTGTGCTGTGTAAGGATCATATCGATTGCATCTGAGTTGAACCCAGGTACGTTTCGGAATGCCATTAGCTCTGTTGGCCTGGTCCTCATGCGTTCGCATAGATACCCGTCGTTAAGCGTCTTGCTCGATGGGCCAGGGTAAATGTCAAACGCGGAAACTCTTTCCCACTCGCGCTTAAGAACCTTCTTAACAACCGGAGTTTTCTTGCCTGGTTCGAGCGGGTTCTGCTCCCACTTGAGAACGTCACGCATACGAATGACAGGGCCTTTCATAAACGCCGATTGGTATGTCGAAAAGTCTTTGATGAAATCAGAGAAGGCCTCGTAGAAATGTCCCTCTACCAGGTCGTCTTCGAGGCTGTCTTCCATTTGGATCGTCTGCTTGACGGCCTTCTGCATCAGGTCGCGCTTGATATCATCGCGGATCTCGTCAATGCGCTCCTGGATCATGTCCAGGTTAACGGCCTGAGGCCCGCCGATCATCATCATCTGCATTGCCTCTTGCTCTACCTGAGCGGCAATGGCCTGCTCGATATCTACCCCGAGATCCGGCACCGGAGTTGGATCAATGGTCCACGGCTTCTCGCCGGAAGGCAGCATGACGTCCTTAACCCAGCTTTCAATGGCCCTGCACTTAACGTTCGAGATCATCATGAAAACGGTAGACCCACCGAAACGCTCTATCTGTGCAAGATCCTCAGGGTTGTATTTACCTTTGCGCTGGCGCTTTGATCTTAAAAGCTTTTCTTCTATTGACCATTTGTTTATCTTGGCCTTCTCCCACTTCTTGAGAAGGTGGGAAGATAGACCCAGGTTAAGCGGGCTGCTCTGTTCCTGCTCCGCCTTCCGTATAGCGGCTGCCTTGGCCTCGATCTCTTCATTACCTACGAACCGTACAAGGCCTTCGCCCCTCGGCCCCATGTCAATAGCACCGGCCATTATTTATCACCTTTGTCATTATGTCTGCACTTGTTGATAAGTGAAGGTATTTTTGTCATGTCCATCCCTTCGGGTTCTTCTTGACTGTGTGCCTTTCTCGCTGGCTCTCCATGTTAGCTGCCATTTGAGCGGCGTTCGCGGCCCACTTGTGAGCTATCGACATAGTATGGAAAGCATCTGCACCGTTAGAAGCCCAATCGTGATAAGGGTTATTTCTGTACGTTCCCTTCTTCTCATCCCACTCCTTCCGGTAAGACTCCAAGCACTTGATACCATCATCGCATAGCACTTCATCAATAAGGACAATGCCCAGGAAACGACGCGAGGCCTCGATCTGAGCGTCCTTAGATGTTCGAGGACACACGTTGAAGATGAGGCCGGACTCTTTAGCAAACGCCTTCCTGGTCTTTCCTGTTGTGTATTCATGCACCAGGATATCATGCGGAGCCGTATGCAGGCCGTATCTGTATTCACGTTCGACCTTTAGTTCGTTTAGCTTCGCAATGTAATGTAACAGGCCTTCGCTTGAGTTCTGATAATACCCAATGATATGCAACTCTCGGCCCACGTTCTGCGTGAACCATATTGCATTTATATCGTTATAGCCGAGATCCCACCAGGTATCCACCAGGTAAGAAGGATCGTGAGGCACCGAGCATATACGACGCTCGCGTCTGAGCTTACGGATCTGCTCCTTGAAGTAAGCGCCCTCAATGGCTGCGTAGAAGGCTTCTTCTGGAATCGACGGGTGTTCCTGCCACATCAGATCCTGGCCCATCTGAGCCAGCTTCTTGACATACCAGGCCTTCCGGCGTTCAGAGAGCTTGATACCATGCTTAAGCTCAAGCTCTTCGAAGTACTTGATATTATGAGCGTAATAAGTCACGCCCTCAGGATATAGTACATTCAGGTCGTTCTTCCACCAGGGGAAGAAAAAGAACTTTGGATCGAGAGGCGTTAGCTTCGCACCCTCGTCCAATAGCTTTTGGCCGATCTCGCAGTAATCATAGAAGTAACCTTCCCTGCCTTCAGCCGTTGACTCTACAACTATTATCTGTTTAGGATGAATTGCGTTAAGGGTACCTGATACAATTTCCTTGGCCTTCTCAGGATACTTAGCACATATTTTCCCGAACTCACTTATATGGATGAACTGAAACGTCCCTGAGCGGCCTGAGGTCGCCACCCTGATACTCGAACCGTTCTGGAAACGTAACCTATTGGTCCGCTTCGTATCTACCGGCATGGCCCTCTTGAGGACGTCTGGTAGCTGATCGTAGGCGTACTTGACCTTCTGATGGAAGAACTCCTCAGCATCGTCCTTGTTATGTGCTACAATGAGCGCCTGCGTGTTCGAGTTGAACATACAGAGGTCCAGGCCCAGGACACACGAGAATGTTGTGACTCCTACCTGCCTGGCCTTAAGAACGTTGTTGAAATACCATAAGCCCAGGTACATGCGGATCTGCGCCCAGTTCATCTTGAACTTAATGCGCTGGCCGGTTGCGTCCTTGATCCAATAAAGATTGTCCAACCTGGACCGCTGGCTACCAAGGATCTTCTTTAAAGCGAGAAGATCCTCGTGTTCCTCTTGCATGTCAGATTGAACAGTGTTCGCATCGTCTATCAACTGGATCATAATCCCCCTCAATAGAAAAGGGGAGACCCCTTTATCGGTATCTCCCCCTGATAGCCTCAGTAACTTGGAAATGTCAAGTCTATTTTACGCTGCTCGTCTCCATCTTATGTCCAGGAATATCTTCAACAACCATCTCTGGAAACGGTTTGGTATTCTCGCGCTTTTCCCCGGCCTCA